CAAAAGAAAGGTCACCAAAATATGGCCTGAGAGAATAATGATCATCCCGCAGGGGTTCACTGTCGGGAAGACGCGCTATGTGGTGGAGCGTGTGTGGGCATTGTTCAGCCCACCGTGCTTCGGCCGCACGTTCTTCTCGACGCAGAAAATCAAGCTCGCGGCCACCAAGGCCATGGGAAGCAGTACACTACGAAGGAGCGTGAAGAAGCGTTCTGGCACGAGACGATTCACACCTGTCTGTATGACATGGGCGTGCCGGTGCAAGATCACGACGAGAAGTTCGTTCAAGCGTTGGCCGTGCGGCTGACGCAGGTTTCTAATTCAGCGGAGTTGTGAAATGGGCGGAATGACATGGGCACTGACCGACCACCTGTGCAAAGGGTGTGGCGGGCGCGTGCTGCGATGCGTGAGCGGGGGTGGCCCGACTGGCGGAGGCAATCCGATCTGGAAGTGTGCCGACTGTGGCAAAGCTGCGGCTGCAATGGGCCCAGAAGCGCTGTGCTGGTGCGGGTTCAGCCACAAGCACAACCGCAACGCGACGGCCTACGTGTGCCAGCCGTTCTCAGTGCTGGAGACGTTCCCAGAATTGCTGAGGGCGTTTCAAGCATGCGGGTGTGATCCGAAGCGCGGCGGCGAAGTCGGGATCATGCTGGAGCGGGATCTTCACGCGGTGAGGACGAGCTGATGGCCAAGAGCACCGCCCAGTCCTACTCGAGCCTCAAGGCTTTCGAGACATGCCCGCGCCAGTACCACGAGATGCGCATCCTCAAGCGCTTCCCGTACGTGGAGACCGACGAGCACAAGTATGGCAACCGTCTGCACAAGGCAGCTGAGCTGTACGTCAAGCACGGCACGGCGCTGGAGCAGGAGTTCGATTTCATCAAGCCGCTGCTCGACACGCTGCTGGCCAAGGCCGGCTCCAAGCACCCGGAGCAAGAGCTGTGCGTCACGCCCAAGCTGCACCCCACCGGCTGGTGGGACGCTGACGGGTACCTGCGCGGCAAGGTGGACCTGACGATCCTGCAGCCTGAGCGCCGGCATGCCTACGTCGTCGACTACAAGACCGGCAAGGACAAGTACATCGACACCGACCAGCTGGATGTGTGCGCGCTGCTGCTGTTCGAGCACTACGACTGGCTCGACGTGGTGGACAGCGGGCTGCTGTTCGTTGGTGCCAACACGTTCCACCGGCACCAGACGCGGCGTGAAGATGCGCCCCGGCTGTGGCAGAAGTACCGCGAGAAAATTGCGGCCCTGGAGGGCGCCAAGGCGTCCAATGTCTGGAACCCCAAACGGTCAGGGCTTTGCGCGCGGCACTGCCCGGTGGCAGAATGTGAATTCCACGGTAGCTGATCTTCTGAGGGACCTATGGCAAAGAGCACACCGCGAAAGCTGGCCTATCAGAAGGCCTACAACGCCCGGCCGGAAGAGACCGCCAAGCGTGTGAAGAACAATGCGGCGCGCCTCGAAGCGATCCGCGAAGGCAAGGCCAAGGTGGGTGACGGCACGGACGTGGCGCACCTCAAGCCGCTGGAGAGCGGCGGCGGCAACACCGACGGCAATCTCGAAGTTCAACCTCGCGCCAAGAACAGAGCGTGGCGCAAGGGACAGAGCGGGTACAACCCGCCGACGATCAAGCGGAAGTGATGACCCGCGTAGGGGCAGGCAAGCACGTGCCGCCCCGGGGAGTGATGACCCCCTGACGTGCCTGCTGGGTAGGGCCTACCTCTAGCCTGGACCAGCACCGAAACCCCGCGGAGCCGCCGAAAGGTTGCTCCGCGGGCGCTAGGTCATTGGAGCAACCACTTGGAAATTGTCGAGAACAAAGCGCTCATCCTGCGGACGAAGAACCCGCAGAAGTACGAGTGCATCCCGAACAGCGTGAACCTCGGCCAGATGTCTGATGGCGTCTACGAGGTCGCGGTGCACTGGGAGCTCGACGCCGTGCGTGTGTTGCGCAACCTGGGCGTGAAGAACGCGCCGTCTCCGATCCTCGGGCGCTACAACTGGCCGGGGCGCCACCAGCCCTTCCTTCATCAGCGCGACACCGCGCACTTCCTCACGCTGTACAACCGCGCGTTCGTGTTCAACGAACCCGGCACCGGCAAAACAATGTCCGCCATCTGGGCCGCGGACTACCTCATGAACATTGGCAGGGTACGCAAGGTACTCGTCCTGTGCCCGCTGTCGATCATGCAGTCGGCTTGGCACAAGGACATCGCCAGCAGCGCCATCCATCGCACCGCGGTGGTGTGCCACCATGCTGAGTCCGAGCGACGCATCCGCATGGTCAAGCACGGCTACGACTTCACGATCGTGAACTACGACGGGTTGCCGATGATCGTCGATGCGCTGAAGAAGCGCGGTGACGTGGATCTGGTGATCGTCGACGAGGCCAACGCGTACAAGAACCCGCAGACCAAGCGCTGGAAGGTGCTCAACAGCCTGCTGACTCCCGACACGATGCTGTGGATGATGACCGGCACGCCCGCCGCGCAGTCGCCGCTCGACGCGTTCGGCTTGGCCAAGCTGGTCAACCCCTCCGGCGTGCCGCGCTTTCAGACCGCCTGGAAGGACGAGGTGATGCAGCAGCTCACCCGCTTCAAGTGGATCCCCAAGCCTTCCTCGCGCGAGCGCGTGCACACGGCGCTGCAGCCGGCCATCCGCTACACCAAGAAGGAGTGCCTGGACCTGCCGCCGGTGCTGACCACCACGCGCGAGGTGGCGCTGACGCCCCAGCAGGCCAAGTACTACAAGATCATCAAGACCCAGATGCTGTCCAAGGTTGCAGGCGAGACGATCTCTGCAGTCAACGCAGCCGCTGTGGTCAACAAGCTGCTGCAGATCTCCGCCGGCGCGGCCTACACCGACACCGGCGAGGTGATCGAGTTCGACTGCGTGCCGCGCCTGCAGGTGCTCATGGAGGTGATCGACGAGACGCCGCGCAAGGTGATCGTGTTCGCGCACTACAGGCACAGCATCGATACCATCTTCGCGTACCTGAACTCGCTGGGCATCCCGTGCGACATGATCCACGGCGGCATCACCCCGACACATCGTAGCGAGATCTTCCATGCATTCCAGACCAAGCCTGAGCCGCGCGTGCTGGTGGTGCAGGACCAGTCGGCCTCCCACGGCGTCACGCTGACCGCGGCCGACACGGTGGTCTTCTGGGGGCCGGTCATGTCGGTGGAGACGTACCTGCAGTGCATCGCGCGTACGGATCGCATCGGGCAGACATCCGACCAAGTGACCGTCGTACACATCCAGGGCAGCGACATCGAGCGCAAGATGTTCAAGCAGCTGGAAGGGCGAGTTGCAGACCACGACTTGTTCGTAAAGCTGTACGAAGAAATTGTTGACGAGGGGGTTGCGCAACCCTGAATCCGTGTATACTGCTTCACATCGCTTCACCACCCCGAGGACATCACATGAGCAACGACACCGACGTCGTGCCGCTGGACAAGCTGGCCGAGGTCTACATCAAGATCCGCACCCGGATCGCCGAGATCACCAAAGAGGCCGACACCAAGGTCGAGGAGCTGAAGGCCCAGCAAGACGAGATCTCCAGTGCCATGAAGGAAACGCTGCGCCAGCTCAACGTGCGCAGCGTCAACACCGTGGCGGGGACCGTCATCCTCGCCGAGAAGACGCGCTACTTCCCGTCCGACTGGGCGGAGTTCA